TATTATGTCCTTATGTCTTTTAACCTAAGTGGATGTTCTGCAGGCAAAAAAACTATAGGCTTCTAAAAACCGGTGGGGAAATGAAATATTAGCATCCCAGCTATTCCCTGCTGGAATAATCTGGTTTTATCGCTGAGGCTGTTATTTCCTTTTTTTACTCTTCGGCGCGCGCGTTATTTTTATTTATTTCCGCGCAACGTGAAGCTGGCAAAATAAAGACCCGGTATGAGGCGGCAGCGCTTTGCGCCATCGCCACCAGGGGGAAGGAGAGGTCAGCGCGGCGCCTGCGTTTTCCGGGAGGTGTAAAGAAGATGAATTTGAAATTGAGCTGGTGGTATCTTTTGCTAGCCTTTCTCTGGAGGACAGACGGAGCGACACCATGAAAGATAAAGATGAACAAACGGCATTGATTGGCATGGCCATCGGCGCGGCGGTCATTAGCTTAGTGGCTACACAGAAGCAGATTAATCAGGGGAGTATCGTGGATGAACTGGTGAGACTGGGCAGACAGAAGGGGGACGGGGTGGAAGATGAGGTTTTTGTTCAGGCCGCCCGCCTGGTCAGAAAAGGCACCTAGCCAACCGCGACCCTGCCTGGCAATCCATTTACCCGTTTCATCACAGTTTTCATTCCCTGGATCGCGGCCTGGCGAGCGGCGATTGTTGCTTTCTGAAAGCGTCACGGACTGGCGCTTTCTTATCCTGAACCACAGGCCCTGCGCCTTCTCGGCCTTGTTGGCCTTTAGGTGACGCTGTCACTTTTACTTCTCCAGGCTGTGCGAGAAACAGGAACCGGGTCATCTGCTATTGCATAAATCGGTATTAACTTTACTGGTCTGATTTAAATCATTGATATTATTTGAAAAATTTATCGTGTTTTTAGTCTTGGGGGCATTATAGGGACATCTTTGCGAATTTGCTATCGAGTAGCCCGACCTGATCTTCGTCCATATCGCCAATCCATTTTGAATACACGGTATAAACCATTTTGGCATTTTCATGCCCCATTTGGCTGGCAATGAACGAGGGATTTGCTCCGGCAGATAAACGCGCAGCGCTTCGAGACGGCGCACATCAAAATCGTTAAGTTCTTCGGCGTAATCCTCAGTGATTGGCGCCGGCCATTCGCCAGTGTCGAAACCGTTCGCGATCGCGCGCATAGCTTTGCGGTATTCCAGCATGCCGAGTTCCAGCAGTTCTTCGGATGCCTCGATGATGGCGATCCAGTGGTAGTTCTCGTCTTTGTTAACGAATATCCAGAAGAACTGGTCAAGGGCTGCGGTTTCGCAGTACATAGCCGCGCTCAGGTGGTAATCGCGCTCGATGATTTCCCGGTGCAGTTTGGCGCGCAGGCCTTCCTGCTTGATGTTCCACATGCTGATGGTTTTAAGGTCCGCACCGATGCGCAGGCCGCCCATGTCTATCTCAAGGTCAGGACGCACACGAACTTCCAGCCCGGTTTCCTCATCAATGCCGAAATAACTCACCTCGACGGCACGGCTCGGGTGCGTCAACAACTTGCCGGCGGTCGGGTGATTCAACAGTGCTTTCTGAATGGCCAGTGCCGTAGCCAGCTGCTGGCGGGTAACCAGCACTTTTCCTTCAGGGTTCTCGCGCCATGCATCCATCAGCTCGTCGGCAAACACGGCATCCGGTTTTACCGATTTCACGGCCTGAATCAGATCGGCCTTTGTGCCAGAGACTTTCAGCGGCTGCGCCTTCTGTGCTTCCTGAGCAACCATGTCAGGATTAATAAGCGCCAGCTGTTCCAGTAAGGCATCGCGGCTGCCGCTGGTTTTCACCTGGGCGGGCAGAGTAGCGTTGTATTCCTTGATGCAGGCCTTCATTTTGGCTGCGGTAACTTTCTGGCCTTCTTCCACGCGCTGAAATTCAGCAGGTAAGGCCATGTAGTTTTCACCTGTTTTGGTAACGTCATCACCCATCGGAACCGGCTGCGGCAATGTGGCGTTGTGTGCTTCAAGCAGCGCCTTGATATCGTCTGCACTCAACAGCGGCGGAAGCCCGTTGTTGTATTCGTCGATAAACGCGCGGATCGTCGCAGTTGTGGTGAAGGCGCCTTCCGGGATTTCCGGCTCGATGCTGAATTCTATTTCCAGCTGATCAGGCTGCAGCGCCAGCGCATGCACCAGATTGCCCATATCCAGAACAGGGGAGCGTACCTTCTGGATGGTTTTGGATACGTGCCGCGCCTCGAAATACATCATGGATACCCGGGCATCTTTAACCATCGTGGAGCTGATGCCATTAGCGGCGTGGTAGATCTCATTTGGCACGTCTTCATATCGGCCCGGCTCGAAATACTCCGGCCATGCTGGCGCTATTTGTTCAGCCTCTTCCTCATCATCACTGTGAGCACTCTCGGAAACCTGGCTATTCAGCACTGCGGCTGTAAGATCCGGGCAGCGTTCAGCCAGTATTTCTCTCATGTTCACGGCAGTTGTTTGCGCAGGAGGTTCATCAGCGCCTTCGCTTGTTGATACCGAACTATCAATTTCGTTTTTGACTGACTGATCCGCTTCCATCTGCACATTGCTGGTGGTTCCTTCTTCGGTGGCATTAGTAGCCGGTGAAGTCATAAGGCCTTCAATTGAAAACATTCCGCCGCCAAGATTGGCAATTTCCGGGGCCCTGGGTTTGGTCAGGTCTTCGGTTATCCACTTCGGATCCGTGGGGTCACTGATGCCTTCGACATATTCACCACGTTCGGCGGCCAGAACCTGATTAGCGTCAGGACGTTTCTTTTGAGCTTCGTTCACCAGTTCGGTGCCAATTACCTGAAAGTCAGTGGAGAGAGTTTCCAGGTCAGGCACACCTTCATCTCCATCGATAGCCTTTTTCACAGCGTCCAGAGTGACGGCGGCAGAAGAAACATGACCAGCTTTTTCAAGCGTCTCAGCAGAAGGGGCGTCATGCTTATGCTCGGTCAGGTTCGCATTGATATAGGTCTGCAGACTTACCGGGAAATGGTGAATATCGCTGGTGGCGCCACGGATAAGGGCAAAAATGGCTGCGCGGGAATAATCCAGGATGCCTGCGACCTTGCGCAGCGCTGCAGACCATTCCTTGAACGGACTTTCTTTCTTCTGGACGATCTCTTTGGCCCGGCGGTGAATTGATGCCGGGAAATTGTAGATATCGAAATCCATTGGCATTGTGGCCAGGGCTATTTCTACATCGAGCGTATCAAGGGTATGGGTGTAGTCAGGATTGCGATCGGTTTTATTGCCGCCGCCAGCATTCGTACCTGCATCAGTTTTCATAACTGAAGAAATACAGTTACCGGCAGCCCATTCCCTGGTGAGAATGCCGCGGTCGATTGCGTTCGTGGCGAACCACAGCTTTGCAAACTGGATACGCTTGCCGAGCTCATGCCGCTTCCCTTCCGGAAAGACTTTTTTATTGGCACTGGTGAATTTCCAGAGCGCCGGCATATCGTATTTTTTGATTTCAGGGATATTCTCGGCGGCCAGAATCAGATCCTGGACGGCTGCGTTATCAGTGTCCATTTCAAGAACTGACAGCTCCTGCCGGTGAGGCATGCTGATATGATAAACGTGGCGTTCTTCGGCCATATACTGCGCCAGCAGCTGAGCGCGAAAGGGGAGTTCTGCCACGTTAAAAAGCGCGCTCGAATCGTCCTGGTATTCATCGCTACCGAAAGTTTCCACGGTCTCACCTTGTGCCGCGTCGCCAGTAGTATTGGCATCAACCAGCTCGCCACTAACGGGCTCAGCGGATACTCCGGCATCATCGATGTGATGCTCCGCAGGCGCCTGTCCTGGCTTCAAAGTCCAGGTGCGGCCATCGTCGCCGAGCTGGTAGCGTTCGCACCATGAGTAATCGAGAACACCCTCTGCCGGCAGGTCGTTGAATACCGGGAAATCGGTGCGAATAGGTTTTTGATAGTCTTTGCCGCGGCCTGTTTCGATCCCAGCGTCTTCCAGATCGACGTCCAGTTGCAGAAGGGCGCGAGCTTCTGATTTATTAGTGCGCCAGATTACGGCATCAGCTTTACCCGATTTTTGAGTCGCTTTTATCAGATAAAAATATTCCATGTGATAGCCTCTATTTTGGATGTAGAATCCCCCGGGCCATTGGTAGCGCCCATTTAGGGTGGTCATTGGTTTTGGTAATTTCCGGTGTAACTTTGGTCGGTGGCACCGGACGTACAGCCCGCTTCGGCGGGTTTACGTTAGCCCTCGTGAGCCATCTGGTCGTGAGAGGCACAACGTTCAGAGCAATACTCTTTTTCTTTCCGTGCGAGCTGGTTCCCCTGGAGGTACAACAGGGTGCTTACCACTGGTTTTCCCTCGATTGCTTTACGGCAGTAACCGCAATTCTTCTGCATTCTTCCCCCTACATTTGCACCGTGAACCCGGCCGGATGCTCGTCCAGTACACCTTTCAGCGGATAACATTCGGCTTTCACGTGTTGCTCTTCTGCAGCTGCCTTGCAGTCATTCTCACTGTCGTAAACGCCGAGCAGGACATCCTGATTACCGCCCGTCAGCATGCTGACGGTGAGAACCAGGGCAAACATCGTGCTCATGAAGGGTCTCCTTTTTGCGCGAGCATGTAGCACACCCGGCGGATGAAAGCTGACAGCGGACTTAGCGGCCCCTGCGGAAGTGCCGTATACGCTGAAAATCAAGTCTGGTTACTGGACTGCGACCGAAGGGCAGATTACCGCGGGTTATATGAATATCCTCGATACCGCCTGGCCACGTTACCGCTACACGCTACCTGTATTCCCCGGACTGCGTTATATCAGCTAAGGAATCCCAATGTTCAACCCTGATAAATACCGTTCTGTTAAATGGCAGAAGGGCGGTCGCTCTTTTCCAAAACTTGACTGCTTCGGCATTGTGAACGAGATACGCCGCGATCTGAATTTACCCGTCTGGCCCGATTTTGCAGGGGTAACCAAAGACGACGGCGGCCTCGACCGGGAAGCACGCCGGATGATGCTTACCCTTGAGCGCTGCGAACCCTGCGAAGGGGCCGGGGTGGCCTGTTATTCCGGGTCGACTGTCACCCACGTAGGGATCGTGGTCAGTATCGATGGTCTGTTGCATGTGGCGGAATGCAATCCGGGTACGAACGTCACCTTTCTGCCGTTGCCGCGATTTAAGCGGCGCTTTGTTCGCGTGGAGTTCTGGCAATGACCATTCGTTTTTATCCTTCCCGGCTTCCCGGAGAACCACTTGAAACGCATGAGCATGGCGTTACGAGCATTCGCAGCTGGCTGGTTGCCAATGTCGAAAACTATACCGACCGGGATGTCCCACCACTGACCGTTGAGGTTGATGGTCAGTCAATTCCGCCAGGTGAGTGGGCTACTTGCGTGATCCACCCTGATAGTGATGTTCGGCTTTATCCGGTTCCCTTCGGGCTGGAGGCCGCCACAATCGCGTGGATCGGTATCGGTAGGGTTGATACCGGCAGAGCAACTTCCATCGATGACACCAGGCGGATTTGCAGTTTCCCGTTACGAAAGAGACGGTAACGCATCACTGCCCGTACAGCCTGGGAAGGAACGTTATCAATGGGCAGATTCCAGGAAACCACCTCAATCTCGACAAACACTGGTCCAGTATTGATCAGTCGAATGGATGAAGCCCCCTGAAAACCTGCCTCCTGGTAAGCGCCGGAAGCCCATGTTGAGCCACTCAGATAGGCGTTAAGCGTGATGTTGTGAACGGTCCCGTTGGGGTCAGTGATCGAGGCAAGTGCCCATGCCCCGGCAGCCACTACACCGGAATTGGTGAACGTCAGAGTATAGCCATCAAGCGTCACTGTACGCTGTGTCGCTGATGGCACAGTCAGCAAAGGGCTTTCAGCATAAGATTTTCTGGCCGTGGCGTAAGCTTTCAGCTCAAAGAACCGGGTTTCTCCCGCGGGAACAGAGGCCAGCGTAAAGACAGAGCCTGCTGCCAGGGAACCATCAGGATGAAATCCCGGCTGTGAGCGCTGACGCGGGTTTGGATGCTCCGTGCCTGAGAACTGGCAGTCGTACTCCAGGCCGTTTTCATCCGTCAGAACCAGACATTCCTGCGACGGTACTTTTCCCGCAGGGAACCGGACTTTGAGTTCTACGGGGTAGTTAAGATAGTCCTGCGTAGTGGCATTTTTAACATCGCCGGTTACGCGGACATAGTCGCCGACGTCGGCCCCGTTCACTGCATCCTCTTCGTAGACCCGGAGTATAATACCGTTCCTGTCACCAGAGGAATTCAGATGTTCAATACTAAGCGCGCCAGCAGGAACCCTCAGAGCCATAATGTCCTGCAGGTCACGGGTGATCTGCCATGAGGCCGTTCTGTAGGTGAATACTGAATTGCGAGACAGCCCGTAAAGATAATTGAAAATCGCTGACGGACTGAACAGAGGTACCCCGGCGGCATCAAGCAGAGTAACAGGAACCGAAAACTGCAGGCATCCGTTTCCCTTATACCCACCCAGTGACGTGACAATATCGGTCCGTAGCAGCGCTGATTCATTCCCGGTGACATAGCTGAACTGGCCCGCCAAATCGACACAACCGGGTACGCCAGTGTTAGTCAGTGTCCATACGGCGCCATCCTTTCTGATGAATTTCGCGATAACCATCACCGCACCAGGAAACCAGGACGTTGAAGTTACCGAGACACCATCAGTGTACCGTATCTCTACCCCCTTAAGCTCATTCAGTCGATGTGCCTCACTGAATCCCTGAAGGATACCATTCTGCAGCAGTGACTGATTGGCAGGTACAATGCGCCTGCCAACCCGCATGCCGTTAACGCTGAAAGCGAGATCCACCATGCGCGGGGCATACTGATTATCATCTGCACTGGTTGACTGAATGGTATCAATAACGATAAGGCGGTTTTTATCCGAATATCCAGGCAGGCCGAGGAGCGGCCCGTTATACACAAGGCGTGAATAGCGTCCGTTCAGCGCCAGATCTTTTGCTACCGCGGCTGAAACTGCATTGCTGTGTAAAACTTCGGGAACCTGGTTCATTTCCCCGGAATTCATAACAGAAAAAGCAAAAACAAGACCTGTACTGGCATCAACTGTCAGAGTACCTGGGGGAACTGAAAACAGGGATGCCGTATGAATGACTTGCGTAGTGGTTGAAGCATAATAAAAAACCTTCTCGGGCCACATCGACTGCAGATAAGCCTGGACGCCTGCTGGGGTTGCCGGATATTCGGCAGCGCTCAGTTCAGTGCGAGGAATAGTGACCTGAAGATAGGTACCGGAGGAATGCAGAACCACGCCACGCAACGCTGTTGTGGAGCCCTGATCAGCCCGTATAGTAGCAAAGTCATGTTCCGGATCGAACGCGGTGTACTGTGATGTCGCAACAACGCCATCACCAACGACCGGAAAAAAGGCTGCACGGAGAACATTCGCTTCCACAATGACATTTGATACTGTCATTTCCTTTAGGTACAGGGGATTATAATGTGTGGTTATATCCCCGTCAGTTAGCGTCTCTCCCGGGAAAAAATCCCTGCTAAAAAACTCGTTGGTACCTGCAGTGAGTACGAGTTTTGCTGAGGTATCCCCCCCAGCAGGAAGAGACGCAGTTCGCAGCTGCCCAACAGCCTCATCAGATAACGACCAGCTTCCAGATGCCGTAAGTGAAAGAGCTTCTGTCAGTGTCAAACGTGAAAGCGTTTCTGTTATCTCAACAGATTCTTCAAGGGCATGTGCAATTTTATCCAGTTCTGCCTGAGATGGCATTTTCCGCCCGGTAGGCTGCAGCGTCCCGCTAACGTTCATCACCTCAACCGCAAGAGCGCTGTCATCCGGGCTGCGGTAATACGTGGTCGATCCTACCGGAATATTCGCGATATCCGCCTGCGCCGCCGCCAGCGTCGCGTACTGCTTACTGAGCGGGATCAGGTTCTGCCTGACCTCATCGTTTTTCGCCATCATTCCGCGCCAGGTATCCAGATCATCGCCAGCGCGATCTGGTTCAGTCAGCGCAGACCCATTGACCAGCTTATCCAGGCGCTCGGCATTATCGAGCAGCACAGCGGGAGACGTACTCCCCAGCTCCGGGTTAAAGGCCATGTTTTTTGCTCCAAAAAAGGCGTTCGCGCAAACGAGGGTTTGAGCGAAAGAGCGGAGCTTTTTACAATCAGTTATTTCAACGGGTTACAACATGCTGATTGGCTATGCACGGGTCTCTACAGGGGATCAAAACCTCGATTTGCAGAAAACAGCACTGTTTCGCGCAGAATGTGAACTGATATTTGAAGACACCGCGAGCGGGAAAAATGCCAGACGGCCGGGATTGAGGCGCGCCTTACGCAGGCTTAAGCCCGGCGATGTGCTGGTGGTCTGGAAACTGGACAGGCTCGGGAGAAGCGTACGCGATCTGATTACACTCGTGTCGGAGCTACAGGCGCGCGGGGTGAATTTCCGCAGTCTGACCGACAGCATCGATACCAGTACGCCTGCAGGGCGCTTTTTTTTCCACGTTATGAGCGCCCTGGCGGAAATGGAAAGAGAGCTGATTGTCGAGCGAACCAGAGCGGGTATAGCCGCAGCGAGGGAGCAGGGTAGAGTCGGCGGCCGCCGCCGGGTAATGACTGAAGTAGTGGTGGAGCGGTGCCGCAGAATGCTGGAGAACGGCGCTACCCGGCAACAGATCGCAGATGTGATAGGGGTGGGGGTGAAGACGATCTACAAATACTTTCCTGCTGCCGTCCGCGATCAAGGATTCCTGCCCTTCCTGTGATATGTAACATTTGAGATAATAAGTTCTTTCAGTTTTGAAAACAGTTTGGTTTGTTCGTGAACGGTAAGAAAACAATAAGTTTTGAACAATTTTTAACTATTAACAGCAATCTTGTTTCCATCTCAGATACATGGGCAGACTTGTGGGCGTTAATTTTTCACACAGGTTTAAGCGCTGGAAGGCTGCTGAGTGTTCGATATGATGATATTGATGATGGCTTGATACTGATACGAAAACAGGGTCACCTGAAGGAGCTACGTGTTGAATCAACCCCTCCAGTGGAGGGGATCATTGCTCGTAGAAGAGAACGCTATCCAGAAGATGTTTTTTTATTTCAGAGCCATTCTAACCGTGTGAAGTACCGACGCCGGCCGGTCACTATAATTGCTTTCAACGCCGCTTTACGTCGCGCCGCTAGATCATTACCAGACGTTAACGTAAGCAGTAGTAGCGCGAGAAACATACCGGACTAACCGCCTGTCCAGTCGCGTGTGGCCGATGTGACAGGCGTGGGGGTGAAGACTATTTACAAATATTTGCCAGTACAATACGGCGATAAAAAATCCCCCTGAGCAGGCACACTCAAGGGGAAAATACTACATAACATCATTGCTGTGTGCGTCTTTGCGCTCGTCTATCTTCCAGGAATATGCCTAAAGCTTCCAGATATTTCTGGTCCGAGCTGTTACATCATGGAGTAGATGCCGATGTGATAGGTTAAGAGCGAAGATGATCTGTAAGTACCTTCCGACGTCGAGGAGCAAGGACCATGAATTTGGGTCTATACCATCCCAATTCATACATTCTTTCTAAGTCTATGAAATATTGAGCAGAGTATTCTGTTCGAAATGAACCATATGGAATAGCCAAAGGCTAAAATGCCCAGCGTAAAAACAACAATCAGCAAGTCCGTCTGTGACATCTTATATCCATTTCGCAGTAGCAGGTTTCGAGAAAAGATAGTTCAAAGCGGGCATAAAGACAACATAATCACTAAGTGAAACCAATATCAGGGGCTCAAAGGTGACTGGTTTTCCCCTCTGTGTTCCTGATTGATAGTTGAAACCTCTATTGATCAGATTAGCGAATAAAACTACTGTATATAAAAACAGTATTTGTGAGCGAGTTTATTATGCAGTTCTACACGCCCGTTGAGTTACGCCAGATCATGCTGCTCCCGTTGTACAGTGACCTTGTGCAGTGCGGTTTTCCTAGTCCAGCGCAGGATTATGTTGAGCAACGTATTGATCTGAACGAGTTGCTCGTTAACCACCCAAGTGCGACGTATTTTGTCAAAGCCGCGGGCGACAGCATGAAAGACGCCGGCATAGGGGAGGGTGATCTTCTGGTAGTGGATAGCTCAAGGACCGCAGTTCATGGTGATATCGTTATTGCTGCTGTGGATGGGGAATTCACCGTTAAGAAGCTGCAACTGCATCCAAGGGTTCAGCTTAACCCAATGAACCCTGCATATTCGCCAATAGTCGTCGGTAGTGAGGACACTCTCGACGTGTTCGGGGTGGTTACGTACATCATTAAATCAGCTGGCTAA